CAAAAAGCCGGCTCACCAAATAATGAGGTGAAGGCCCATGGATGCTACTCTGTGTACCAACGTTCGGTTGGTTTACCTCCAGAGGGAGTACGGTTATGGAGTTATAAGGGTCTGTCAGTTACTCAGGGCGTCTCAGGTTTTTCTTTACTTATTCAGAAAATCATGAGGCGCTGAACTGCTGTCTCTACGGACAGCCAACCTTGGAAGGTCAGCTATGCCCGCATCCGCGTTGACTCTCTACAATGAAAACACCGGAACAACCGTATATAGTCTTCAAAGCTCCTCAGCTACGAAGACCGTATGGGCAGTTACCGGTCGCAGCTTGGCCATTCCCCTGTGCGTCTCCGTTGAGCGAAAGCTCTCCGGGGGCGGCAGTCCGGCGAATGACCATATCCTGATCACGGTCTCCCAGACCGAGAAATCGACATTGTCGCCGTTTAAGTTAACTACTTTTTCGGCGAAACTCGACCTCTCGATACCAAGAGATTGGACGGGTTTTACCGGCGGAACGTCCGCCGATATGTTGAAAAGAATCGCGAATTTGGTGTCCGTAATCAATAATTCCGCAGCACTCGCTGTTGCGAATTCTGCGAATACGGGCCTCAACGCGGTGTTCTCCGGTGGCGATTTCTAATCGTCACTTCGAGTAACATCTCTTAGAAAGGGCGAATGCCCCCTCTAACACCCCGTTTCAGGGGGCGTTCAACATCCCATCAAGGAGGTTCTTATGGAACAGCTATTCACAATTGTCACCAGCAAAAGAATGCTAACGACTCTCGTGGTAGTTGTGCTGCTAGTACTCGCCATTCTGTTTCCGGAATGGCGTGAAAGGGTCATCGCGATCATCATGCAGCTGCTCCAAATGAGCGGGCTGCATCTCACTCCTGGAAACGTGGCTCTCGCCGCGTTCGCACCCATGTGCGTAGTACGCAAGACTATTAGAAGTCTACCTCGCAAGGATAAAGAGGCCTTTTACAAGGTCCTCCTAACTATGCTTGATTTTCTTCGAAAAGCTACGCGTATTGAATTCTCCAGGCTCCCTGATCCGACGGGCTACTTGGTTAAAACCGAGTGGACTCGCAGATCTCGTATAGTCAGAAGGAGACTCGTCCGAACATACCTAAAGCTTATTGATGCAAACAACGGTGTTGTTTGCGAGGACACGCTTATTAGCGCGTCACTCAATATTGCCAAGGCATGTGTCGAGTACCTGAATCCTTCCGGCTATTGCGGTGACGAAACTTACCGCAAGGAATTGAGAATCGCCAACGGCTACCGAGCCTAGCGATTGATGGTGTTGGGCATTCGTAGATTAGCTGATGCCAACTAGGGGGTTTATATGAATCAACCTTACCTAGCTCTAGCACTCGCCTTCTACAAATCCGTTTTTAACGACTTCATTGTGCATGATCCTTCAAACAAATCATGTTACAAAACCAGTGCTCGTTACCTCACGCTGAGGCTAGAGACTGAAGGTATTGGCTTGCTCGTTCGAGCGCTCCCCGATATGGGTAAAGCGCTTGAGACAAGCCTTATCACCGGCGAAGCGTTTGTGACGCCCGTCGGCTTCAGTAAACACTGGCGTTCACAGTTGCCGAACTTCATGTACGGATGTTTTCGTACATTGTTTGACGACTGCGGACATCCTTTAAATCGACAGGATAAGGAAGCGGTGTTTTGCTTCTTTGCCCTTCGACAGGTATGTCTGGCCTACAGTAAGGCCCAAGACGTACCCTCAAGGATGACTCTCGACGAGGCGAAAATTGCCTTCCGCGAGAGGATCTCAGAGGAACCGGAGATCACGGCTCCATCCTGGCTTCTAAATGAAGCCCGCTCGCTTATCAAACGAGTGGTGATGGAAAATGGACGGCTCCACGCTATGCTCGCCCAATGGGTTGATAATCCATATGGAAGGCATGGCCCTGGAGCAGTAGCTGGGAAGGAACATGGACTGTCAAAGTGGCTTTTTAAGGCTATTAACGGAGTCGATAAGACTCTATATCGGTTTAACGACCGATGCACCCCCATCAGTGGGAATGCAAAGCCTTATTCCAGATTAGCAATTGTTCCTAAGGACTTCAAGTCCCTACGGAGCATTTGCATAGAACCTAAGGAGTTCCAATTCGCCCAACAAGGGCTTTGGTCCGTTCTCAGGGATCTTATTCATCTGGACCCTTTGACTAGGAGGAGCATCAACTTCAATCATCAAGAGTACAATGCCAGGCTATGCAAACGGCTTGACATTGCCACCATTGACCTGAAGGATGCGAGCGATCGAGTGAGGCTAAAGCTCTGTCGCTTACTCTTTCCAAAAGAGTTTTACTCCCTAGTTACGCGTTATAGGTCTAGACGCATCGAGATTGATTCCGATATCGTCAGACCTACATGCTTTGCAAGCATGGGTTCGGCTCTCTGTTTCCCGATAGAGACGCTGGTGTTCTGGGCGATTGCCCGGGCTGCCATGCACCCTACGAGTTGCAGAAAACCTTTGCGCGTATTTGGTGATGACATCGTATGTCCAAAAGAGGACGCGATGTACATCGTCAAAATGCTAGAGTCTTGTGGTCTTAAAGTGAATGTGGCGAAGACGTGCATTGACACCCCTATAAGGGAGTCTTGCGGCGCTTTCACCTACGCTTGCAGTGATGTCAGTATTGTTCGCTTTAAGGCGACAGCAGTGGGCTCGGCTCGCGCATGGATATCGCTTACAGAAAGCTGTAAGCTGCTAGCTGCTAAAGGATTCTCTAGAGCTAGCTATGCCATGCTCCTCCTCTTGAAGCAATTCTGGCATGTGCCTTTTGGACATCTAGGTTTTCCGAGAAGTCCTGAGGCTTACACGTGTCAATCCCGCTGGAATGCCAAACTCCAGCGTCGTGAGTGGAGGGTGCCGTTCCTTGTAACTCGGAGCGGTAGTGAGAAATTGCCTGGCCAGTCAGGTTTATACGCCTGGCTGGTCGGTAATTCGACAAAACCGTCCTCATACGGCACCGATAAGGTGAAAATGGGGTGGGTCGCCGACTCTAACTGATGAGCGGCGG